GCGCTGGCCTTTGAGGTGTCGGGCAAATGGCGAAGCGCGACGAAGTAAAAGAGCTGCTGGGCAGCGTGCCAAGCTCCATGCTGGGTTATCAAGTCATGCGCAAAATGGTTGAACGCGGACTAGTCAAAGGGCAAGACCCCTCCGATCACATTGTCTGGTCGGACGATGCCGCTCGGCTGATCGGTGACGATATCAAGACCATCCTTCACGAGATGTTTCACAACTAAAAAGGGCTGAATCATGGCCAAGACCAGCAATCAGGATTCCGTCGATACCCCGCATCCCGCCTACACGGCCATGCTCGATGCCTGGGCCTTAAGCGATGACCTCATGGGCGGTACGAAGGCCATGAAGGCGGCCGGGACCGCTCGCCTGCCCAAGCACGAGAAGGAAGAGCAGGCCGTCTACAACAATCGTCTCGAACGCTCGGTCCTATGCGACAAGTACCGCGATGCACTGGTCACGCTGTCTCGGCGGCCCTTCGCCAAGCCGGTGACTTTGCTCGGCAAAGAACTGGCGGAGCCACTGGATGCGATCGAGCAATCCGTGGACGATGAGCGACGCAATCTGACGCAATTCTGCCATCTCGTGCTCAGGACGGGGATCCAGCGCGGGCTGGTGCATATCCTCGTGGACTATCCGGCCGTCACGGCCGAGAACAAGGCGCAGGAGCGAGAGCTGGGGCTTAAACCCCTGCTGTTGTGCATCGACCCGATCAACGTCATCGGCTGGCGCGATGAAACCGCACCCAACGGCGAGAGGCGTCTGACGCAACTGCGGATTCGCGAGTCGGTCACGGCGAACGATGGACGTTACGGTGCGGTCGAGAAGCAGCGCATACGGATGATCGAGCGCGACCAGTGGAGTCTTCATGAGCAACAGGACAAGGGCGACTGGGTCGTGATCGAAGAAGGCCCGTGGAGCGTGGGCAAGATCACCCTGGTGACGATCTATTTCGAGGGCGCCGGGTTCATGGCCGCGCATTCCCCGCTGGAAAACCTCGCCGATTTGAACCTCACCCACTGGCAGCTCTACAGCGATTATCTCAACACGCTCTGCTTTGCGGGTACGGGCGTCCTGTTCGCCAGCGGGTTCAGCCCGCAGGAGCTTAAGCAATCCATCGTCATCGGCGTCAACCACTGCGTCAAGACGACCAATCCCGAGGCGAACCTGCGGATCGTCGAGCACAGCGGCGCCGCGATCGGGGCGATGCTGGAAGGGTTACGCGACCTCGACGGCAAGATGGACCGGGCCAGCAAGGACCCGTTGATCGTTCGATCCTGGGGCAATGAAACGGCGATGGGCCGCGCCATCGACGAAGGCAAGGGCCAGTGTGACCTCCAGTCCTGGGTGCGGCTGACGGAGGGCGGCGTATTCCACGCCTTTGGTTATGCAGCGGATTGGATGAACACCGAGCTGCCGGAGGACTTCGGTGTCGATATCTATGACGACTTCGGCCTGGCCCTTCGCTCGGCCGAGGACATGGGCCAGCTCCTGGAGGCCACACAAGCGGAGATCATTAGCCGCCAGACCTACCGCGAACAGGCCAAGCTCCGCGCCATACTGAGCGAGACCTTCGATGAGGACGAGGAGAAACGGCGACTGGCCGAGCAAGGCTTGGCGCTGGGTATGGCCGGACGCGAAGAGAGATGAGGTGACGAACGGAGTGAATGCAAGGGCATTACGCTGTGTCGAAGCTATCATGTGAAAAGTCATACAAAGGAAAGTTCTATATCATGCCGGACAGAGATGGCAAAGGCCCAAGACAACGAAGCCCCCGACCGAGTAAGCGCTTAGGTGGCCGCGGCCGTGGCGGGTGTGCGACAACCCGATCGACGGGGCGCCGGCGACGGAGATAAAGCAGTGTGTGAGTGGGGCACAACGAAGACCCTAGAAGTGACGATCCCCGCCAATCATCGAAGGCAGAAGGGCGGACATGGCACAGATAGCAAACATTGTTCTTACAGTGCGCCTCGATGACAAAGGGCAAGCCCTGGCTGACTTGGTTCAGGGCATTCGAGAGCTGCTCGAACTGGTGCCCGAATGGCGCATGACCGAGTGTGAGGAGATCGTGCGAGCGATGGAGCCTCAGCTCGAAACCCTGATAGCGGGGGTCAAGCCCAAGACATAGATCATGGCCAAGAGCAAAACAGAACGAACGGCCGAAACCGTCAACGAGATCATCCAGGACCGCATCATTCGCCACGGCGTCTTCCTGGAGCGCTACAAGACGCACGAGGTCCGCGAGATCGTGGGCTTTCTCAATACCCACGTCGAGCGGGACCTGGTCAGGAAGCTGCGCGACGTGGCGAGCGATGAGCTAACCCGCAGTCGCGTCAATAAGCTCCGACCACAGATCAGTCAGATCGTCCGCGACGGCTACGCAGTCATGCACAAAAAACTTGAGCCCGAGCTAATCCAGTTCGGGGCGCAGGAGGCGGCCTGGAACGCTCGGATGCTGAGCCAGGCCATGCCCATCGAATTCAGCGTGGTATCACCCTCTGTGGCGGCGGTGCGCGAGATCGTGCGGAACCAGCCGATTCACGGCAAGATGGTCAAGGAGTGGTTCGCCGAGCTGGCGCCCCGGACGGCGAGCAAGGTCAATCAGCAAATCATGATCGGCTTCGTCGAGGGTGAGGGGATGGATGCAATCACCAGGCGCATACGGGGCACGCGGGCCAAAAAATATAGCGATGGGATCCTCAATACCAGCCGGCGTGAGGTCGATGCGATCGTCCGCACCAGTATCGCCGGCGTCTCGGACAACGTGCGGCAGGAGACCTACGAGCAGAATACCGATCTCATCAAGGCGGTCGAGTGGGTCGCCACTTTAGATGCCCCTCGGCGACGAAGCACAAAGAGCGGCAACCGAGGCAAGATGATTCGATCGGGGACGTGTATCGCCTGTGGAGCCTTGGACGGCCGCGTGTTTGCCCTCGATGAAGGACCCCGTGCGCCGCTGCATCCGAACTGTCGCTGTTCGCGCGTGCCCATCACCAAATCCTGGAAGGAGCTGGGTATCGACGCCAAGGAAGCCCCGGCCGGCACGCGGGCGAGCATGGACGGCCAGGTTCCCGAAGCCCTGACCTACGGCAAATGGCTGCGCCGCCAGGGAGCCAAGAACCCTCAGGTCGTCCACGATGCCCTAGGCAAGACCAAGGGCAGGCTCTTTATGGAGGGGAAGCTGACAATCCGGGACTTCGTGGATGACCGGAGCCACATCCTGACACTCAAAGAACTGGGTTATGCCGACTGAATTGCCCTCACCCAAAAAAAATTCCCAGACGCCCCATTTTTTTCTTGCCTCTAAATAGAAGCCGATACTACCATCAAGAAGCATCGACGGGATGTCGATTTTGTATTTGCCACGCCTGACAGCGGGACGCTGTGCCGGGCTCTTCTAACAAGGAGGTTCAGCGCATGCTGAAAGCAGTTATCAGCCATGAGGAATTTCAGGGCTTAAGTGAATCTGACCAGGCTCACTACCAACAGGGTAAGGATGGTCGCTACTACACCCAGATCGAAGCGACGGCTTGGAGTGAGAACGGCAAGACGATCAGATGGGCGCTGGAGAATGTGGAGGGACTTCGCACTGCGCTGACCAAGGAACGAGCGAGGGCCGATGAGGAGCACAGGCAGGTGCAGGAATTGACAAATAGCTTCGAGGGACTCGATCCAGATGTCGCCCGCACCGCCATCAAGAAGGTTGAGGAATTGGGAGATACCTCAACGATGGAGGAGAGAGTCAAGCAGCAAATAGAGGCGGCAACGGCGCAGATTCAGGCCTCGCACGCGAAAAAGCTTAAGTCGATGGAAGAGACTATTTCACAGGCGCAGGATCGCGCTGCGAAGACCACCACCATTGCGTGCAAAGACCATTTGGCAGCCGCAGCACGGGAAGTGTTCGCCCACCCCGACACAGAAGTTCTGCCCGAGTGGCACGACGTAATGTTGGAGAAGATTCGCGTGGCAGCGCGATGTGAAATGACTGAGGCCGGGGAGTTCCGGATCTTCGTTCCGGACGCCGACGGCAACGCCCGCATCAGCACCGCCAACGGCGCCGTACAAGACATGGGGCTGATGGAGCTGGCGCAGGAATTCAAGTCATCCAAATCACTAGCAAGATGTTTTACCGGGACCCAAGCGGCGGGAAGCGGCGCGGGTAGCAATACAC